ATCACAATCCAAATGGTGAAAAGTGGTGAGCGCGACAGGATTCGAACCTGTTAACTTGGCTTGTAAGCCATTGAAAACACTAGATTTATTTTTAGGTACAGACTTAAAAAGATTCATAAATAATCCTCTACTTACAAGAATCTTATTTACTACAAAACTATAAGTCAAATTTTATATTTACAGACTATTGCAAAAAACGAAACAGACTATTTTTGACCTGTCACCCTAAACTCTACGTCTTTTAGCCATTTTGTTTGTTTTAACTTTTTTAACCATTTTGGTTTTCTTTTTCTTTGGCTTCATAGAGCCATAACCTTTACCCATAGGCATGATATATCTCCTTAGTTGTTAACATTTCCATCTGCGTCTTGCAGCTTTCCCTCTTGGCCCTGTCCAACTCTTAGACCTTGCACAAAAAGACTTTCTTCTAGCAGCAGCTTTACTGCCTGGTTTAACTTTACCTGTTACTGGTGCTTTTAATTTACTGCCTGTAGCACGATTGTATTTAGCCCTACCTTTTGCAGTAAGACCACCACCTTGCTTAACTGATAGCTTTTCACCTCTACCAACAGATAGATTAACTGACTTCTTCTTACGTTTAGATTGAGCCATGTAAGGCCCTCATACGTTTGACAAGCCTACCTGCTCTGTTTGGCACTTGTTTATACCATCTAGAGTCAATCATCTCATCAGCAGCTTTATTCCAATCTCTATTATCTACACCAGACTTCATGCCTACAAATTTGCTAAGTCTAGGATAACCAAGATTAAACATCATGTTTGCTATTATAATCTGTGCTTCTTCTGGTAAAAAATCAAAATCATCATATAACTTTTCACAATCATTTATTACAGTCTCAATGTCTTTATCAAACCAAGCCTTGACCTGTTCTTCTGGTATCTCAACATCAACTTGCAGATACTTCTCATCATCCCATTCTGAGATCATGTGGCCTATACCACCTGTAACCACATTTTCGCTGCAAAAGTAGGTGATGTGGTTGCCTTTGTCGTTCTTCTTTACACCCTCATCAGCTTCAAGTTCTTTTCTTAACTGCTCAATATCCATGATCTTACTTTCTTTTTCTAGCTTTAGCCTGTGCAGTTTTGGATAGTTCTCTCATGTGAAATAACTTTTTAGATGAAGCTGTGTGTGTCCTGCCTGTGTGCAAAGTACCATTTGCCATCC